TCCAAATTTTAATTTGCTTGGTGTTAAATCACCAGCTATTGTTACTTCACCACTAGATCCAAGAACTAAATTAGAAGTACCTGAGTTACCAGTATGGGTAAGTTCGTTATTTTTTATTTTTGTCATGGTTTTGGATACTTATCTTTAGTGGTTTTAATGGTAGCTTTCCATCCATCTATACCATTATGGTAAATGTCATCCAACTGATCGACCACAGAAGGGTATTCGGCTGCTCTATCTCTTTGGTATTTCTTAGAATCATATGCTGCTATAAGTTCGTTTTTCTTAGCAGTGATTTGGGAGTCAGTAGGTTTTGAATCTCCCTTCATGTCTACCCAACGTATAGTCTCATTACCCTTCTCGTCTCTATCTACAGCTACAACTGCATTAGGACATAAGGCTTTAATAACCATAGTTGTAGGAAATATTTCAGGTTCAAAAGTCATACGTCAAGCTCCCATAATTGCATATCCCATGCGCCTATATTTATGTATTGGTTAGAATTAGTACTTTGAGCTGCAATTTGTAAGTCATAAGTGATAGAGGTGCCTGCAGATTTTCCAGGCGAGTCTATCCATGAATGATGTGATTTATATTGAAAACGGCAGTTGTTATTTTGATTGGCA